TCTTGACATAATAGTCACTATCGTGTATAATGTGAGTAAATCAAGAGAGGAGATACAAAGAAATGAAAAAATACAATTTATCAAGCATTATGAAAAGAGCATGGGAGTTAGTTAAAAAGGCAGGTCTTTGCATCTCCGAAGGATTGAAATTAGCATGGAAGGAGGCAAAGCTTATGGGAGAAACAATGGAGGAAAAGCTTATCCGCCTTGGCTATAAGGTGTGGGAGAAGGGCGACATGAAACGTATCTATATTAATGATTTCCAGAAATACTTAGAGGTTGAAGAAACCAATACGCCAGCAGCAATGGGACGTGGAAGAATCATTAATGGCATCTGCACAGATGAATATAAAAGCTTTGCGCAGCGTCAAGCATTAAGCCTTGTTGACTGGGGATTTGGAGCTAAATTGTATTACGACTGTAAAAAAGAAGACTGGTTTTGCAAGAATCCGGGAGGAAGTTTAATTAAAAAAATCCTCTGGACAGTTGCCGATAAATTAGAAGTTTTATAATAAATACCCGCCCGGCGGCGGAATCCGCCGGAGAAAGAAGGAAACATGACAACGAAAGAGAGAGAAGAGTACATAGAATTTATGTACAATTACAAAAATGAATATAACTGTGAAAATTGCCCGGAAAACAGAGGCGATTTTCCACATGACAAATTACCTTGCGGACAACAAAATTGCTGGGTAACCTGCCACTGTAAGGAGATGTAAATATTATTACCGCCCCGGAGGTTACGAGGGCAGAGGAGAGCAATATGCAAGAATTAAAATTTAATAAAAGAAGAAAATTAGACAGATTCTTAGCCACCTTGCCTAAAGACATGGTTTTTAAGTCGAACAATGAGTTTCGAATAAAAATGCCAAACGGATACATTAGTATTGGGTATTATTACCATGATTATCATGCATTTGGAGGACATCGTAATTCTGAATACAATACTATACAAGAAAACATAGATGCAGTAAAAGAACTTATTGACAAATACGGTAAAGGGGAGTAGGATATAGATAAGGTTTTTAATAGCTCCATTTTGGGATGTAAATGTTAGCTTAGTTTTGTACCTTAAAAACATTAATAGTTCCATTCTGGAAGGCAAAGCACTTGTTTCGACAGGTGCTTTTTTATTATCTTGAGGAAAAAAGAAAAGAGAGAAGAATTGATTCTTCTCTCTTGTTGGTTGTCCTATTAGTGGACTAATTATTTTAAATTAATAGTTATCTTCTTGTCTGTCCAGAACGAAGCACTATATTCTAAAATCACTTTCTTTGCATCTTTTGGTACTTCGTAGTATGCTGTAAAGCTTACGTTCTTTCCTGGGGACAAATTAGTGTTGACAAAATCACTATTTCCTATGTATTGCTGTTCGCAAGCTGAATTGTCCGCATAGCATTCGCAATCAGATACAGACACATATTTGTCGCCTTTTTCTGCGATGTTTTCGCAAGTAAAGTCTACAGCTACATATTCACATCCATCTTTTGGAGTAAAGTACTCTCCACCATCATATCCAAATTCAGCCTTTTTAGCAGTTACTTTTAAACCGTCATTCTCAAAAGATTCGCCAACCTTTACGCTATCTTTCTCTTTTGTTTCTTCCTTTTTAGCAGTTTCTTTTTTAGCCGCTGTTGTTGCTGTGGTACTCTTTGTCTGAGAATCAGTGGAAGAACTGTCATCGTCGCCACCACCCATTGCCATACCTAAAACAGCCAGAACGATGATAATGATAATCACCCATTTCAACTTGCCACCCTGTTTTTTTCGGCAATGAGGACACACTTTAGCTTTTGCGTCGATCTCTTCTTTGCAGTACTTACAAACTTTAGTTTTTTCTTTGCTCATATTCTCTGCTCCTTTTTTATTATTACCATTTTGTAAATATTATTAAAATGGTTTGTTGTAAATAAATTATACAATAAATAAAATGATTTGTCAGTATAAATATAAATAAATCTGCATATTTTCTTTAACAAAAACATAAAAATATTATAACAAAAACTCTTGATAAGTCAGAACGAATGTTCTATAATTAAGCGTGAGAGGATCTGAAGCGATGTATAAAGACAAATTAATTGAACTGATTGAAAATTGTAACGACGAACATTTTTGTAAATTTGTTTTTGCGTTTGCAAACAAATTAAAAAAGGAGTGGGGGTGCTAGTCCCCACACCTTAGTTATTCCTCTGTTATTCTGTCAATGTAGCCGTAAACTTTATATTTGCGGCTGCATTCCATACGTAGTATTTTTTTTGCGTATCCTAATAACTCAAAGTCCATTGCTATCTCGGCAAGTAATTCGGCGTTTTCTACTGTTGCGTTTTCTTCCCAGCCCATTAACTCTGGCTGACTAACACCTAAAGCTTTCGCAAACAGCTCGATTTTTGATTGTTGCAAATCAACTTCGCCTTTTTCGATTTTGGCAATAGATGAGCGACTCGTGTACCCTGTTTTTTTTGCTAGTTCATCTTGAGACATTCCGATTTGTACACGACGTTCCTTGATGTTCTTGTATAATTGTATCATTTTTCCTCCTTTCTACGATTCTTAATATAGCATAAGTGTGAAAATAAATCAACATTTTTATTTAAAAGTGTTGACACAAATTCAACAACGTGGTATAGTAAGAGCGTGAAAGGAAATCACGCAAACAAAAAAAGAAAGGAGTGATACCTTGGCAGACGTTAAGGCACTTAGAAAAAAGATAGAAGATTCTGGAATGAGTATTTCTTTTGTAGCTAGAAAAATGGGCATGACTAGAGAGTCTTTCTATAACAGAATGAATAAACCTGATTTCAGAGCTTCGGAAATTGTAGCATTAACAAATATTCTTAGGTTGACTAAGAAAGAGAGGGACGCTATTTTTTTTAACTAAAATGTTGAATTTGATTCAACAAAAAAGGAAGGTGACCAGATGGAAACAAGAAATCTATACAGAGATAATAAGAGAGCAGCCGTGGCTGCATTTCACAATGGCAAACTTCTTTACATAGTAACTTATTTCTTTGGTGCGAATTTATTTGAGCGTGGAAGGGTTACTGTTTGCAACGACGGCACAGTGATAACATCGGGTGATGTAGATGTAATTAAGGACGGTGACTAGATGAATAATTTAATTCCTGTTAACTATGATGCGGAGCAGCCAACTGTTTCCGCAAGAGATTTGCACGAATCGTTGAATATTAAAACAAAATTTAATGATTGGTTTTCAAGAATGTGCGAATACGGCTTTCAAAATGGCATAGATTTCAACTTGCTCAAAATTGAGCAAGTTCAAATAGAAGGAGTGCGTAAGGTAAAGAGAGATATAACAGATTATCAAATTTCTGTAGATATGGCGAAACAGATTTGCATGATTCAGAGGACACCAGAAGGAAAACAGATTCGTCAATATTTTCTCGACCTTGAGAAAGCATGGAACACGCCAGAACAGGTTTTTGCCAGAGCCTTAAGAATGGCTGACAAAACCATTGAATCTTTAAAAGCTGACAATGCAGTTTTGCTTGAAAGCGTTGAGCGTATGCGACCAAAAGAAGTGTTTGCAGATGCCGTTTCAGCAAGTCAGACCTCAATTTTGATTGGTGAGCTTGCGAAGCTGTTAAAACAGAATGGCATCGAAATCGGACAACGAAGATTGTTTTCTTGGATGCGTGAAAATGGCTTTCTACTCAAACGTGGGTCAGGCAGAAACATGCCAACCCAGAAAGGTATGGAGCTTGGATTGTTTGAAATCAAGGAAGGCTCCTACATTAACGGAGCGGGTGAAAATATCATCACCAAGACAACTAAAGTCACGGGTAAAGGACAGCAATATTTTATTAATAAATTCTTGCAATGTCAGGAACTTACGAAAAGAGAGGAGTAAAAAAATGAATGAACCTCCGAGACCAGAGTATGTTGCTAGACTACTCTACACCCTCCTAGGAAAACAACAGGGCGTAGAGTATGACAAAGTATTCTACACTGATAAAGACGGCGTAGAACACGAAGTAAAAAAGGAAGAGCCCTACCATTAAGCTCTTGCTAAATAAAACATAACTAGATTTTACAAAAGACTTGGCGATTTGTCAAGATAGGAGGTAGGCATGGCAGTAATGAGAATAAATAAAACGACAGACTACACCGTTATGTCGAATTATCATTTTAGAGAAAAGGATATGTCTTTAAAAGCAAAAGGTCTACTGAGTCTTATGCTTAGTTTACCGGAAGACTGGGACTTTACAGTTAAGGGGCTGGCAAATTTAAATAAAGACGGCGTAGACGGCGTAAGAGCCGCATTAGAAGAGTTAAAAGCGTTCGGATACCTGAAAGTGACTCGTGAGAGAAACGAAAAAGGGCAGGTAAGCGGTACAGTTTACGACATTTACGAAAAACCAACACAGGAAAAACCTGTATTGGAAGAACCTAAAGAGGAAAAGCCTATATTGGAAAAACCAACACAGGAAAAACCTATACAGGAAAATCCAACGCAATTAAATACTAAAGGAATAAAATACTTAAATAATAAAATACTTAAGGAATCAAGTACTAAAGGAATAAAAGAGAGTGTGCGTGCGAAGAAAGAGCCGGAACAGTATTTCGAGGATGAAGAACTTAACTGCAAGTTTTTGGAATTCCTTGCTATGCGTAAGAAAATCAGAAAGCCAGTAAGAACAGATAGAGCCTTGAAAGCTTTACTCAAAAAACTACACGAGCTGTCTGGTGGAGATTTGGGAACGATGAAAAAAATCATAGACCAGTCATTGGACAAGGAGTGGTTAGGATTCTTTGAGCTGAAAACAGGTAACGACAGCACGAAGAACATCAACGACCGGCTGTATGGAGATATACAGCACTGGGCGGCACAGAAAGAACAGGAGGGGGGCGGAATGTATGACGATTTCGGAGTTTTCTAAAATTGTAGCCGCACTAAAGACTGTTTACACGGCTCCGGGATTTGTTCCCAACGAACAGGCGTTAGACATGTGGTACCGCCTGGTAGGCAAGAACAACGACTACCAGACGATAAGCGTGGCGGCACAGATGTACATGACAACAGGAAAGTTTCCGCCGACACCGGCAGATATTTTAGAGTGTGCCAGTAAGCTCAAAGCGGAAAGCAGCTACCTGAGCGAGCAGGAAGCATGGGCAACAGTGGCAAAGGCGTGCAGCAATGGGATTTACGGTTACAGAGAGGAGTTTGACAAACTGCCCCCTACGTTGCAAAAGGCAGTAGGAACGCCACAGACGCTCCACGACTGGGCGGTAGTAGATTCAGCGGACTTTCAGACGGTCATACAGTCAAACTTCCGCAGAAGCTACAGAGCGGCGTTAGAAGCACAAAAGGAGATAGACAAGTACCCAACGAAACTCCAAGAAATGATAAGAGCGGCGGGAGCGATAGAGCAGAAAGAAACAGTACCAGAACTACCCACACTGGGAGAAATAGTTGGGCGGTTAGAGCAGGATAATAAAAATTATATCCCGGAACAGTGCGAGGGAGCATTAGGAGATTGGATAGCAGAAAAGAAAGAGAGGCTAGGTTATGGATACGATGATTAATGCAACAGGATTTCCAGCGAAGGAATACGACAACGAAGTGACAGGAAAAGGAGTGATCCCGGCGGAAGTCAGGGTCGATATCAAAGACAAAGAGGTAGCGCAGGGACTGCTTGAGCTGTTTAGGCTGGGCGTTGAAAGAAGCAACGATATGAAAAAGATAGAGGCGTACGCCAGAGGCTACAACGAACTGAGCAAGGCTATTAAAGAGGCATGGGGGACAGGAAATGGAACGAGGATTTGACCCGGCTAGAGAATATTTAAAGGCGCAGCACCTTGAGGCGGAATATGAGTGCAGAACAGCGCACAAAGCAATCAAACGAGGTGCGGAAAGTTACAACGAATACGAGAGATATGAGGAGGAATTAGAGCAATGACACTATATGAGATTGACAGTGCAATCATGGATTGTGTAGACGAGGAGACAGGAGAAATTATTGACCTTGAAAAGCTTGAGGCTCTCAACATCGAGAGAGACAAAAAGGTGGAGGGAATCGCACTGGCGGTGAAGAATTATGCCGCAGAAGCAAAGGCAATCAAAGAGGAGGAAGAAAAGCTTGCGAAACGCCGTAGAAGTTGCGAGAACGCCGCACAGAGGTGTAAGGACTATCTGTCCCATGCTCTTGGCGGCGAAAAACTTAAAACGGCAAGAGTAAGTGTGTTTTACAAGAGTAGCGAGTCTGTGACTATTGACGATTTAGGCAGTCTGTCAGAGGAATACATCAGAATTTCAGAGCCGCAGGCAGACAAGACAGCGATTAAAAAGGCGATTAAAGCCGGGAAAGAGGTCGCGGGGGCACATCTTGAGACCTCAAAAAGCGTGATTGTGAGGTAAGAAAGATGGGGGATGTTTACACAAAGTTACAAAAAATTCAGGCAGAATTAAAGGTACCTAAGAGTAAATACAGTGAGTATGGCGGCTATAGTTACAGGAGCTTAGAGGACATCTATGAGGCAGTAAAGCCTTTATTGGACAGGGAAGGCTTAATATTAGCCGTAAACGACGAAGTTATTATGCTGGGCAACCGATTTTACATAAAGGCGACAGCGATTTTAAAAGACATAGAAAGCGAGGGCAGTTTTCGCACTACAGCATACGCCAGGGAGGAGGAAAGCAAAAAAAAGATGGATGCAGCACAAGTTACCGGCTCAGCATCGAGCTACGCGAGAAAATACGCGTTAAATAGCTTGTTTCTTCTGGATGACTCGAAAGACGCGGATACAGACGAATACAAACGCAACGAGGTTATCACAGAGAAAGAAGCAAAACGGCTCTATGATTTGATGCAAAAAAAGGGAATGACGGAAGCCCAAATTAAAGAATGGGCAAGTCAAAGAGGCTTAAAATCATTGTATCAGACGACACAACAACAATATGCCGAAGCCATGAAGGAATTAGGACTAAAATAGCATGGATTTAACTGGAAAAATAAAAAACTTAGCAGTGGATTATTTTAGCAAAAAGATAACAGTTACCCTGGAAATCAACGAGGCGGAGCGGTTTATAAAGGGCGTGGATGAACTGAAAAAGCTGGAAAAGCTGTCCGTAATAATTAAACCGTTCCGCAAGAAAAGGAGCTTGTCGGCAAACGCTTATTTCCACGTCCTAGTCACCAAAATAGCGGAAAAAGTCGGAACGAGCAAGGCAGAAGCCAAGAATTTGATGATAGGCAGATACGGACAGCCGGAGCTGATAAAAGGGGACATAGCAGTTTTAAAAACCAATGTTCCAACCAACATCATGTACAAAAAAGAGGACATTCACACGGTTGCGATAGGACGGCGGCTAGAAAAAGGCAAAGAGGTAGTGTTTTACAGGCTCATGCGAGGCTCGCACACCTATGACAGTCGGGAAATGAGTGAGCTAATCAAAGGCACGATACAGGAAGCGGAAGACTTAGGAATTGAAACGCTAACACCAAGAGAATTAAAACAAATACTAGGAAAATGGAAGCCAAGAAAGGAAGAAGAAAAATGAAAAAATTTGAATTAACAACAGAATTTATCACAAATGCGTTTGGAAAAAAATTATTCAGAATTAAAGCGCTGGTTGAATTTGGAGACGTGAAAGCTGGAGAACTTGGAGGATATGTAGAGAAAGAAGAAAATGTATCGCAAGACGGCAATGCATGGGTTTCCGGCGACGCAAGGGTTTACGGCAACGCATGGGTGCACGGCAATGCAAAGGTTTACGACGATGCATGGGTGTCCGACAATGCAAAGGTTTTCGACAATGCAGAGGTGTACGGCAACGCAAGGGTTTCCGGCAACGCAAGGGTTTCCGGCGACGCAAGGGTTTACGGCGACGCATGGGCTTGCGGCAACGCATGGGTTCGCGGCAACGCAAGGGTTTCCGGCGACGCAAGGGTTTACGGCGACGCATGGGTTTCCGGCAACGCAAGGGTTTCCGGCAACGCATGGGTTTACGGCGACGCAGATTATGCATTAGTACAGGGCTTCGGAACAGAATTCCGCTGCACAACTTTTTATAGGGGCAAAAATAAAAAAATAATGGTTAATTGCGGGTGTTTCCATGGAGACTTGGAAGGATTTAGAAAACAGGTAAAAGAAACACGAAACGGAAAAATAGCAAAAGAATACCTAATGATTGCTGATTTAATGGAATATCATTTCACAAGCGAGGATTCTAGCGATGAATAGCGTACTACAAACTAAAAAAGAGTGTTTTTTCTGCAAAACAACCCAAAATTTACATAGGCATCACGTCTTATATGGCAGCAGCAACAGAAAACAAGCCGAAAAGTATGGTTTTACAGTTTATTTATGTTTAAATCACCATACCAACGGCGGCGAGGCAGTGCATCGCAATCCCAACGGACCACTAGACAGGTACCTCAAGGAGCTGGCGCAGAAGTACTGGGAGGAGAACAACGGAACGAGGGAAGAATTTATCAAAACATTTGGGAGGAATTACCTGTGAACAAATTTAAAAATAAAAAGATTTTTACGACAGCCGGAAAGTTTGACAGTAAAAAAGAAATGCATCGCTATTTAGAACTGGCGGCGATGCAAGAAGCGGGGAAAATTACAGGATTAGAGCGACAGGCTAGATACATCCTTATAGGCAGCCAGAAACGAGAGGATGGCACTACAGAACGCCCCGTATCATATACAGCAGATTTCCGCTACACAGACAAAGAGGGAAAGATTGTTGTTGAGGACGTAAAATCCCCGCGCACAAGAAAAAATCCGGAATACATCATCAAGAGAAAACTGATGCTTGAACGGTATGGCATCACGATCAGGGAGGTGGCGTAATGAAAAAAACAGGAGACTCAGAAGCAAGAAAAGCGGCGAAAATACTCAAGAAGTACTGCAACGAGCATAAATATTGCCGAAATTGCCTTTTTGCGGTAGGAAAGGAGGGCGCGGCTTGCCTACTAGTAAATAAATTGCCGTTTGACTGGGTAAGATATTAAAGCTGGACACCCTCCGGGGTTAAGGATAGATACACATTACAGAAACACGTTAACGGTTCCATGAGGAGTTATATGCCATTGATTCCTCCGGATTTATTCCGGAGGGGAAAGGAAAGAAAATGAAAGTAGAAGAAATGCAAAACAGTGAAGTGGAAGACTATTTGTTAGAACATTTAGAAATAGGCACATTGTTTGGTAAATTAACAGAAACGGCGGATGAATTGTCCAAAGCCGCAACGATGCGTGCGACAATTATGGGATTTAACCCAACCCCAGCGGAAGTGTTAAAAGCAGAGGCTGCTTTACGTAAAAATATGGCAGAAGTTATATTGATTTGTGAAATACTAGCCTGCAACACAGACGCGTGGGACGATGTTAAAGACACACAAGAAGAAATAGCGAGAAAATGGGTTGAGTTAATGATGAAGGAGGAAGAGAAATAAAAATGCCATACGGGCTGAAAGACGAAGATTTTGCTAAAATACAAAACAAAATAGCGAAAAAACTATATGAAATACCAAGCCTTGACCGAGCTGCATTCTTGGTGGAATGCACAGAGCAGGAACTAAGGGAAGCAATGAGCGAACTACGCAAAACACCCAAATCAAAAGGGAAAATTGAAGCCGTAGAAAGGGAGTTGAGAAACAGAGGAAACAAAAACAAAAAAACAAAGTTTTTCCCAAACGACTTGGAGGAAAAGAGATTTGCGGGGGAATGGACGAAAGTGTGTGGAAGAATAAGGGGGAATGAAAGATGTTAGAGGACAAAGAAATTATGCTTATCCAGAACGAAGATGGAACATTTAGCGAATATGATGATAGCAATGACATTACTATTAGCTGCGAAAATGAAAAACAATGCGAGGAAGTGGTGGAACTACTGAAAAGACAGCTCAAACCAGTAAAACCGATTATCTTAGATGCATTAAATGGAGACATTGATTATGAATGTCCCTTGTGTGGAAGGCAAGTAATGGCGGATGTAGAAAGCAGGAATAAATACTGCGGCGAATGTGGCTGTAAATTTGATTGGAGCGAAATTGATACATGATCGGAGGCGTAAATGGACAGCAGCGCAACAAAAACAGACACCTACATGAGCATATCAGAAAAATTCATGCAAGGTAATATAAGCGAGGACGAATTTGTGGAGCAGTATAACCGATTGGTTGAGCAGGAAGCTGAAAAACACGCAGAACCGTTTGAACCACATGAGCATATTTAAGAGGAGAGAAAATGAAGTTTATTGATTTTTTTGCCGGAATCGGAGGGTTCCGCAGAGGCATGGAATTAGCGGGGCATGAATGTGTCGGGTTTTGCGAATTCGATAAATTTGCAACCGCAAGTTACACATCAATGCATCTGCTTACTCAGGAACAAAGAGAATTTTTGAGCAAAATGCCGTTGAAACAGCGACAAAAAGAAATACTAAAGGAGGAATACAGGAATGGAGAGTGGTACGCAAATGACATTAGAAGAGTATATGCCGGAGACATTCCAAAAGCAGATTGCTGGTGTTTCGGATTCCCATGTCAAGACATCTCCGTTGCAGGAAAGCAACTTGGGTTTCAAGGAAACCGTTCAAGCTTGTTTTTCAGAGTTATGTACCTTATCGGACAACTCGAAGAAGAAAATAGACCCACTTACCTTTTCATTGAGAACGTTAAGAATTTGCTTAGTGTTAATGGAGGATGGGATTTCGCCAGACTGCTCATTGAAATGGAGCAGAGGGGGTATGATGCAGAATGGCAGGTGCTCAACTCCAAAGATTTCGGAGTGCCACAAAACCGGGAAAGGTGCTTCATTATCGGACATCTTAGAGGAAGAAGTACCGCAAAAGTATTTCCTGTCGAAAGAGCAGACAGAGAAGATAGTATTCAAATAATAGGTCACAGGGACGGTTACAGAAGAAATACGCAGGTATTTGCACCTGATGGAATTACAGAAGCTCTTGATACTGGTCAAGGTGGTGGGCGAGGGCATCATGTAGCATTGCCGTGTTTTATAGATTTGTGCAACAGTGGAACAGAAACAACTAGCGTTGCCAGATGCTTGCAAGCAAGATATCAAAAAGGATATGGAACGTATAAAGCGCAAAATAGCGGTATTGCAATTCCAGTTTTAACACCTGACCGAGCAGAAAAGCGTCAGAATGGACGGAGATTCAAAGAAGATGGTGAGCCGATGTTTACACTTACTGGACAGGATAGACACGGAGTGGCGATTGAACCGATTGGAGTTATTGATCCGCAGGGCAGAAAAGCGAAACGTGTTGCCCCTAAGGGTGAAGTGCCAACACTTAGAAGCCAATCGCATGGAAACGAACCTAATGTCTGCATAAAAGTAGCCGAAGCAACAAAGCAAGGCTATTCCGAGTGTAGGGTAGGCATTGATAGCGTAAATTTATCAGTTCCAGGAAGTAAAACAAGAAGAGGGCGAGTTGGACGTGATGTTGCAAATACATTAGATACCAGTTGCAATCAAGGGATTTTTGTGCAAGTTTCAGAAGAGTTGACCGTATATGCAGCCTGGTACGAAAAATACCAATGCTACATAGCTGTTAGAAGGCTGACACCGAAAGAATGCTTTAGACTGCAAGGTTGGACAGATGACTATTTTAAAAAAGCAGAGTTTGTTAATTCTGATAGTCAATTATATAAGCAAGCAGGAAACGGTGTAACTGTAAATGTAATAAAAGCTATTGCAGAAAAATTAGGCGAAAGAGATGGATACACGAAATCACGAACATTGCAAAGGCAAAACGGCGCATGAGCATATATGAAAGGAGCAAAAAGATGAAACAGCTTAGTCTCGAAGATATCAATCTTGATATGATTCCGATTAATGTACTGCAAGATGTTAATAAGCGAATAGCTGACTGGAGAGCGGCCGGAGGCAAAGACTCCGATGCATACATCCAGAATCAGTTAAGATATTTAAAACGAGTCGAGTTGATGGCAAACAACGCCACGGATACGCTCACATATTTTTAAACAGGAGGAAATAACAAGTTTATTTGTAAAGCGAAAAAACGTATAGAAGCATGAAGACAAGAAAGGAAAAAAGAAATGAGTATATTTAAAAGGAGGAAGAAAGATGTTAACTGCTGTATATGATACAAGGCGTTCTACCGACGTAATGGAAATTCAGAAGGACGCTCAATATTTGAAAGAAGAAATGACTGGTTGTATATACAGGCACTTCAAAGGAGAATTATATATCGTAACGGACGTTGTAGTAAATTCCGAGTCTCTTGAGATAGAAGTAATATACAAAGACTTTACACCTTCCCAACTTACATGGAGTAGAGATTTAAAACAATTTTTTTCGGGAGTCAATACAACAAAGTACCCTGACGCGCTACAAAGAGTGAGGTTTAAAAAAGTTGGAAGAAACGGGGAGATAGAACGATGAGCAATCCTAAGCATGATTGGTACGGACACGCAGTAAAGCAGGTAAAAAAATACCCAGACAAACTGATTGCAGAAAATACAGCCCAGTCAGCCCTATGGATGTACGCTATTAACAAGGCGATAAAACAGACAGAGGGTATGGACAACGGTGAGGACAGAATGAAAGCTGTACAGCTGGTGTATTTTGAGGATAGATACACGATAGCAGGGGCGGCGGATAAGCTTGGATATGCAGAAATGACTATACGCAGATGGCTTAGTGCTTTCGCCAATTTGGCTGGGAAATATGCGGGATATTAGAGAGGGGGAATTATTTCCCCCTCTTTTTTTATGTTTGTCTAACGTGGCTTAAAAGATGTCGTACAATACACTTGTACGGACGAGTACTGGTAACTTTTTGTGAGACATAACCTCCCCTATCTTTTTGTGGTAAAAGTGTAAACTCTCATCCGCGTAAAAGAGAGTACGCAAGACACCTATCCCACGGTGCCTTGCGTTCCATACAGGTTGCGGGTCTACAAGTGTTTAGGGACCAGCCGCTTATTAGTCTTACCCCGGCGGCTGTTAAGGTGCAATTCCTTATACTTGTATCTAGTTGCGCTATGCAACTGGTGTAAACGATTTTTTTTATATTTTCTTTCCTTTCATATAACCCCGTAAACAATCCATTACGGGGTTATGGTTGTATTTAGGAGGTGACCCCAAAATGGGATAAGTAAATACCAGGAGTGGCTGACCCAAGAAGGGTTGCTTAAGCTAGAGGGATGGGCACGAGATGGATGCACAGACAAAGAGATTGCGGCGAACATCGGCATTAACCCAGATACCTTGTATACATGGAAGAAAAAATTTCCAATTTTAGCCGATACCTTAAAAAAGGGAAAAGATGTTGTGGACAGGCAAGTGGAAAAAAGCCTGTTACAACGAGCGTTAGGGTACAGCTACGAGGAGACGAGCGAAAAGTACGAAGGCGGAGTAATGACGGAGCGAAAAGTAACAAAGAAGCACGTTGCGCCGGACACAACAGCACAGATATTTTGGTTGAAGAACAGGAAACCAGAACAATGGCGTGATAAGCCGCAGTCAGAGAGTGCAAGTGACAAAGCACTGGCGAAAGCTATTGAAATCCTTGGGGGTGTCGATAGTGCCATTGACTAGCAAGCAGGCAGAATACCTGCAAGGCTGTAATCATCGTTGGAACGTAAAGACCGGAGCAACAGGCTCCGGGAAATCCTTTGTGGATTACGCAGTCGTAATTCCTCAACGCCTGACACACCTAAAAGGATTAGGGCTGGCTGTGATGTTGGGAAACACCAGAGGCACGCTACAACGTAACATACTTGACCCCATGCGAGAGATTTGGGGAGAAAAGCTAGTTGGTGAGATACGGAGCGACAACACAGTACAGCTATTTGGCAAAAAGGTATATGCACTAGGTGCTGACAACAAGAAGCACGTTGCAAGGATACAGGGGGCAACAATCGAGTACGCCTATGGCGATGAGGTGACGACGTGGAACCAAGAAGTTTTCGAGATGTTAAAATCTCGTCTCAGAACGTCGCACAGTCATTTTGATGGGACGTGCAACCCGGCGGGACCGAAACACTGGTTCAAAGGCTTTCTGGATTCCGATGCAGATATATTCCAGCAGGCGTACAACATACACGATGGCTGCCTGCCTCCGGCGGTAGTGGATGAGTTAATAAAAGAGTACTCCGGGACACACAGGTACCAACGCTACATACTAGGCAACTGGGCGGTGGCAGAAGGTCTTGTGTACGATATGTTTTCGGAGACAAGACACGTTTGCAAAGCAGAGACTAGCGGAGAGATAATTGTTAGCTCCGACTTTGGTATGCAGAACGCTACCGTATTCCTCGTCTGGCAGAAAAGAGTAGATACCGGTAACTGGCATTGCATAAAAGAGTACTACTATTCAGGCAGAGAGAACAACCGCATGAAGTCAGTCAGTGAGCTAGTAAAAGGACTAGAGGACACGCTAAACGGGCAGAAAGATGATTTAGTCATTGTTGACCCATCCGCTGCCGCTCTCATTGTGGAGCTACGCAGTAGAGGGCATAAGGTCAAAAAGGCGGATAACACTGTTAACGATGGGATAGCAGACGTTGAGACATTACTAACGCAGGATAAATTATCGTTTGACCCGTCCTGCACGCATACGATTGAGGAGTTCGGCATCTATGCGTGGGACCCAACAGCGGCTGACAAAGGCAGGGACGCAGTTATAAAACAGTCAGATCACGCAATGGATGCTATCAGGTATCTTGTAAAAACATTAAAACTCGTCAAGCGCAGCCGAACAAGACAATACAAATCAATTCTGGGGTGATAACAATGTATTTATCATATCAAGATTTCATTGCCGCAAAAGACAAAGGGCAATTTATAAATCAGTTTATAAAATTCCACGAGAGTACAGAAGCATACAAAGAGGCGTTAAAAGCGGACAAGTACGATGCACAGGAAAACGAGACTATCTTGCAGTTTCAGCGTGTTTACTACACTTTATTGGGTCAGAAAAAAGTGGACAATTTCTCATCCAATGCGCAGATATGCTCTAATTTCTTTCACAAATTAAATACACAGCGTTGTTCGTACAGTCTGGGAAACGGTGTCTTTTTTAACGATATGAGCGTTAAAGATAAACTAGGCAAACAATTCGACAGACGGATTAAAGAAGCAGCTTACAACGCATTAATCCATGGCCAGTCCTTCTTGTTCTGGAATGTGGACCACGTGCACGAATTTCCCTTTACGCAGTTCGCCCCGATGTGGGACGAGGACACAGGAGCGTTGATGGCAGGCATAAGATTCTGGCAACTGGACGAGCAGAAACCGTTTAAGGTCGTGCTATACGAAGTAGATGGATATACAACCTACAGCGCAAAAAGTAAATTCGGAGAATTAAAAGAGAACGCTCCCAAACGAGCATACAGACAGAGGGTCGAGGTTGCGAACAATTTGGAACCCGAAATCATCGGGGAAGAAAACTATAGTAGCCTCCCTATTGTACCAATGTTTGGAAACAAAAGGCATATAAGCACCCTGAGGGGGATGCAGTCAAAGATTGATGCCTACGACGCGGTGCAATCCGGGTTTGCCAATGATCTGGACGACTGCGCACAGATGTACTGGCTAATTTCCAACGCTGACGGTATGACAGACGACGAGCTGGCAGAGTTTAGAGACCGCCTAAAATTTCAGCACATCGCAAAGGCTGAGGAGGGGCAGGTACAGGCATACACACAAGAGCCGCCATATACGGCCAGAAAAGAGTTCCTCACACAAATGCGGTCGGAAATTTACGAGGACTTCGGGGCATTGGATGTACACGCCATAGCCGCCGGGGCAACAAACGACCATATCGACGCGGCATACCAACCGTTAGACGACAATGCAGATGATTTTGAGTACTTCGTAGGCGATGCGATTGAGAAAATTCTGGAGCTTGCGGGGATTGATGACGAACCGCAATTTAAGCGGAACAGAATCAGTAACGAGAAAGAGCGTACAGATATGATTCTTGAGGCAGCAAACTATCTGGACGAAGAAACCATCCTAAAAAAATTACCGTTTGTCGCACCAGAGGAAGTGCCGGACATTTTGGCAAAGCTAGACGAAGAATCATATAACCGCTACACGGAGCCGCCTGAACCAGATGTGCCGGAAGGGGATGAATAACTATGTATCCATCCGACAAGTGGACAGAGCAGGAACTGCAAAAGTTAGAAAAGCGGTTAGCAGATGTATATAAACAAGCCGGAAAAGAACTTGACGGCAAAGCAAGAAACTATTTTAAACAATTCTCCAACCGATACGCCAAAGAATATGCGGCATACCAGGCAGGAAAGTACAGCAAGAAAGAATTTGAAGCATGGCTGATGAATCAGTATGGCAGAGGACAGAGGTGGGAAGCACTCCGCGAGGACATGGCACGGCGACTGACAGAGTCAAACCAGATTGCCGCGGCATACATCAATGAGAAAACCCCCCTTGTTATCGCCCTTAATCGCAATTTTGAGGCATATATGATTAAATCTCTTGTGCCTGATAGACAGATAAAAGAGATTGGAGATATTGCATTTAATTTGGTAGATGAGCATACAGTTAAGCGGCTGACGGTCAGAAAACAAAAGATTCTTCCGCCCCGGAGGGTACTAAAAAGCAAAGATGTGCGTTGGAACAAGAAGAAATTGCAAAATGCACTATTGCAAGGAATATTGCAGGGCGACAGCATAAAAAAACTCGCAGGGCGATTCCGAGACGTTACAGGTATGAACCATACTGCCGCGATTAGAAACGCCCGCACAGCATTCACAGGAGCGCAGAATGGAGGCAGGCAGGCGGCATACGAGGAAGCCTACCAGATGGGAATTGATGTAGTTAAGCATTGGACAGCAACAAAGGACTTGAGGACACGAGACAGCCACAGAGCGTTAGACGGTGAAGAAGTACCGTTTAACATGGCGTACTCAAACGGTCTCATGTATCCGGGAGACCCAAGTGGAATCCCGGCGGAAGTTTATAACTGCCGCTGTACGCAGAGAACTGCACTACCCGCCGAACTAGCACAACCGCGAATGATACGCGTCAGAAACCCAGAGACAGGCAGAAACGAAGTCATAGAAGACATGACCTACTACGAATGGTTAGCAACGCAAAGGGGGCGAATATAATGGCGGATATTGATGTTGTGAGTCACGTGGACGAAGTAATACTTAAAACCACCATGGCACTTGCAAGGGCATTAGAACAGGCAGGAGCCGCCGCAGAAGGGCACGCAAAAGACCTTTGCCCGGTCGATACGGGCGCATTAAGAAACAGCATTACGCATCGGACCGACTTGGAAAATCTCACGGAAACAATAGGCAGCAACGAAGAATACGCCGCCTATGTGGAACTGGGAACTGGCGTGTATTACAAGGGAGGAAGAAAGACCCCGTGGACTTATCAGGACGATAAGGGACAATGGCACATCACAAACGGTCAGAGGGCGCAGCCGTATTTAAAACCGGCGGCGGCAAATTACGCGAAAGAATACACAGCAATCATTGCAGATGAATTAAAAGGAGCGATGGAATAATGGACAGATTGTCTTTGCTCGTCAAGGCAAAGGAAACGGCGGAGTATTTTGTTGATAAAAAATTTAAATACTCTCAAAACGTGGCGAATAGCTGGGCGGGCGCAAAGAAGAAAAAGGTAAGCAACTGCGCATCGTTCGTGTGCTATTGCTTACAGCAGTTAGGAATCCTCAAGGCCGGGCAGATGTTTTACTGCAATAAAAGCGGAAACATCGTCTGGAAGGGAACAGGGACCAAGACAGCTATGTTAAAACACTACAAACTGATTACAGTCAACAAGTTGCCGCGGGATTATAAAAGTAAATTAAAGCCTGGAGACATTTGCCTTTATCGCCTACATACTAACATTTTTGCAGGAATAAACGAGAGCAATAAAATGGTCTGGTGGGATGCTGGAAAGGCTAGTACAAATACTAAAAAAGCAGGTGGAACATACAAAAAGATACATAGGATTATTAACAGCAACCAGAAAATCTTATATGTGCTGAGATGGAAAGGGTGAGAAAATGACACAGAGAAAAATTATTGATGTATCTGCATACAACGACACGATTGACTGGAAGAAAGTAAAGAAATACGGTTGCGATGGTGCGATCATTAAGATTATCCGCAAGGATTTAGGCAAAGATAAAAAATTTGAGGAGAACTATAAAAAGTGTGAGAAATTAGGTATCCCATGGGGCGTGTATAACTACACATACGCTACTACAGTGGCAAAAGCTAAGTCAGACATGGAACTTGTATGCGACATCCTCGACAAGATTAGTAAGAAGCATTTTAAATACGGCGTTTGGTTTGACATTGAAGACAAAGTGCAGGCAGGGCTAAGCAAAGTAAAGATTGCCGAGATTATCAATGCGGCACAGACTGTCGTTGAGTCAAGAGGCTATAAATTTGGTGTTTACACCGGGATGTCGTATTTTTCGGAGCATATTGATAAAAACAAGGTCAAGTGTAAAAACTGGTGGATTGCACGTTATTACAAAGGCTATAACCGCATGGCATTTAAAGCGACACCAAACAAATCTTATAAGCCTACAAACGTAGCCGACCTTATGGGGTGGCAATATACTAGCTCTGGCGTGTTTCCAGCCAAGGTTTCAACCGGCAACGGCGGCAAGTTTGATTTAAATATTTTGTATCACGACTTCCCGGCGACGGTGCAGAAGGAAGAAACAACAAAAAAGGTTAAATACACCGGGAAATTTCCTAAATTGCCGCCACGCGGCTACTATGCGTTTTTAGACGGCATCACGGTATTAAAAAACACAAGGGAAGAAATTGAGAAATTGCAGAAGTTTTTAAACTGGGCTATCGGCTCAAAATTAGAAACTGACGGCAAATATGGAGAAAAGACAGAAGATGCAGTTAGTATTTTCCAGTCGAAATGTAAATTAAAAATTGACGGCAAATTTGGGGCGAAATCCCTTAAAGCTGCAAAATTATTTAGTAAGTAATCACGAAGTACTGTGATTTACATATAAAGTCATTTAGGGAAAGAAATCCCTCAAAGAAAAGGAGTAATCAAATGGCATTAACAAGAGCTTTTTTAAAAAGCATGACACTTACAGACGAGCAGGTTTCCGCGATTATCGAAGAACACTCCGCAACTGTTACGGGTCTCAAGGGTGAGATCAGTAAGTATAAAGAGGATGCGGAGAAAGTCCCAGACCTCCAGAAGAAATTGGAGGACTACGAAAAGGATGATTGGAAAGGCAAGTACGAGAAAGAACACATAGGCTTTGAGAACTACAAAGCCGAACAGGACAAGAAAGCATCCTACAATGCAAAAGAAGCCGCATACAAAAAGATGCTTGAGGATTCTGGCGTGTCTAGTAAAGTAATTAACCTTGCCCTGAAAGCATCAAAAGAGACTATTGATAATTTAAAAATCGGAACTGACGGCAAATTTGAGAATGCAACAGAAGTAGAAAAAGGCATCAAAGAAGCGTATGCCGACTATATTACAACCGAAACGACTCAAGGCGCTAATGTATCGAACCCACCGGGAGGAGAACCAGGGAAAATGACCAAGAAAGAAATCATGGAAATTAAAGATGCAGGCGAACGTCAGAAAGCGATCGCTGAAAATCACGAACTTTTTGGTTTTTGAAAGGAGTAGACAATGGCAGGAGTAACCACTAGCACTGTATTAAATACAGATAGCACTCTCAAAGCGAGAGAAATTGATTTTGTAACAAGATTTGAAAAAAACTGGGATGCATTAAGAACCATCTTGGGAATCGTTAGACCTATTAGAAAAGAGCCGGGCACTAGCTTAGTAACCTACGAAGCACAGATGAAAGATGAGGCCTTACAGGGCGGCGCAAGTGTGGGCGAGGGAGAAGCAATCCCTTTTACACAGTTTAAGGTTGTAGAAAGTAAAAGGGAAGACATTGTCGTAGAAAAATACGCCAAATCTTTATCCCTTGAATCTGTGGCAAAATGGGGCGCAACGGTCGCAATCGAAAAGACAGATGATGCCTTTATGGTTGAGCTGCAGAACAAGGTTTTAAAAGATTTTTACACATTTTTAAAAACGGGAACATTAAAAGGTACGCAGAAGAAATGGCAGAAAGCACTTGCGATCGCAAAAGGTGCTGTACTCAACAAATTCGCAGGCATGAACAGAAATGTAACCGAAGTCGTAGGATTTGCAAATGTAATGGATTTTTACGACTGGTTAGGTGATAAAGAGATTACTGTGCAGACAATGTTTGGATTGCAGTATATCAAAGACTTCTTTGGTTTCTCTACACTGTTCCTCCTCCCTGACGCCTACATCCCGGCAAAAACTGTTATTGCAACACCTGTAGAAAATATTGACTTGTATTATATTGATCCCGGCGATAGTGATTTTAAAAAACTTGGCCTGGACTACACAACATCTGGCGAAACAAATCTGATTGGATTCCACGCAGGCGGCAACTATACAAACGCCACAGGCGAAACATACGCCATTATGGGCATGAAGCTGTGGGCAGAATACCTTGACGGTGTTTGCGTAGTTACTGTCGGAACCACAGAAACTATCCCAGAAGTATCAAGTGCCGTTTCGGAAGTAAGTTCGAACGGAAAATAAAAGGGGATGATTGAGTGCTTTATGAAATCATGAATCACATTCACAATTTCTTCCCGGTCAAAGGGGCGGCAATCACGGGAGAAATAACAATCGGAGATTGGATTTTTGACACGCTTAATTTTGATGTAGGCGTGACAGAAGATACTAAAGACCTGCGTTATTCTACTACCGCGATTCGCCTCCCGCTACAAGATGGGCAGTACTATTTAGTAAGCGGCTCTATCTTTAATGACGGGGTTTATCAGTACCACAAAGGCAATACTGCTCCGTTACAGGAGGAGACTTTTAACGGCGTAGTTGTTCCGCTGGCTATCCCCAAACCGTTTTTGTCACTGGTGGACGAAATCAGCGAGTGGCAGGCGAAAAACGGCAATTTAGGAGCGTATCAGTCGGAATCGTTTGGCGGATATTCGTACAGCAGGGCAACAAACAGTAAAGGCGAGACCTACACGTGGCAAGATGCCTTTAGGGCACGCCTGAACCCATGGAGGAAAATGGCATGAGTTTAATCAATGAATTTTTACAAGATTGCATACTCATGGATAAAAAGCGTACTTCTGACGGCGAGGGTGGATTTATCACCGAGTGGGTGGAAGGTGCTAAAATACAGGCGGCAATAATCCAAGATACCTCTATGTCTGCCAGGGTGGCAGAGAAAGAGGGTGTAACAGCAACATATACAATTACTACAGCTAAAACAGTAAAGCTAGACTATCATGATGTATTAAAAACAAAAGACGGAAAAATTTTTAGAGTTACATCAAATTCAGGAGAAAAAGAAACCCCTGCGTCGTCTAATTTAGACATAGCACAGGTCCCGGCGGAGAAGTGGGAGTTAACGTCATGACCCCAACGGCGGCACTATATCAATTTTGGTCATCCTTCGGCATAACTGCATATCCGTCTAACAGGGTGCCGGAAGATACCGCTTTCCCTTTTATCACATACGAACCGATTATAGCAAATTGGTGGACAGGTGCGGCCGCCACTAGCGTCGTAAATGTCTGGTATCACACAGAATCTGAGGCAGTCCCAAACAAAAAGGCAAAAGAAATCAGCGACAGATTGCAAGGAGGTACTACGGTAAAATGCGATGATGGATTTATTTTCCTGTCGCAGGACCAGCCGTGGACCCCTTTGGTCGATGAAGCCGACTCGTCAATAGTACGCAGATACACAGTAATAACTATGCAATTTATAACTATTTAATGAGGTGAGCAAATGAAGTATACGCAGGTACCTTCTGACCTTTTCAAAAAAATACAGATTAACGCCGGTATTATTGTATCAGCTTTTGAGCCGGAAACGGGTGCCATAACAGCAACTAACATCCTCATGGCAACCAGCGGCGGTTGTAGCTTTAGCGCGGAGCCATCCTTTACGGATTTCGGGGAAGACATTGATAATGTGCCTAAAAACACGATGGAACTCAAGGAAATCGAATCTATCGAAGTAAAATTATCAGGCACAGCCGTTACAATGGATACCGCACAGGCTAAAAGTTTTATGGCGGCGGCAGACGTAGCGGGAAACAAAGTAACACCAAGGGCAGATTTAAAGGCAGAAGATTTTAAGGATATTTGGTGGATTGGCGACTATTCGGACGAAAATTCCGGGGATTCCGCCGGATTTATCGCAATCAAAATTATGAATGCACTCTCAACGGGCGGATTTAAGATTAAATCAGATGATAAATCCAAAGGAAATTTTGATTTCGAATACACAGGACATTACAGCATTAAGAACGCAGAGACAGTACCTTACGAGGTTTATATCAAAACAGGCGAAGCGGCGTAGGAGGTAAAGCATGAAATTATCAGAATTAACAGCAGAACAGGGTTTAGAAGCCATTGCGAACTCCCTCGAACATATCGGTAACATTGCAGACGATGATGATGCGCTCAGCCTGTGCCAGAAGCTTGTACCGCAGGAAGGGGAGAAATATATCAAAGTCTTTGCTAGGGGTGCTAAAACAGCTCCTAGGCTGTTAAAAACACACAAAGATGATGTAATTGGAATCTTAGCAGCGTTTGAATTGCAGAGTGTTGAGGAATACAAGAAAAAGCATAAATTAATGGACATTATCAAAGGCATGGTTGACCTCATCAATGAGCCGGAGGTACGTCAGCTTTTTTTCTCAGCGCCAACAAGCGCAGCAGAAGAACCCTCTGGCGATGCGCAGGAGAATACAGAGGAAGAAGCGTAAAGGGATTCTTGCTGTACGTCAAGGCTAAGATTTTAGACGACACAGAGGAATTAATTTACAAACGATACATGGCCGATGGGCTGAAATATGTAACCGAAAGCATTTCGCAGGCGTTCGGTGGGAAATATCTCTATGTATCATTTTTTGATTTAATTAATAGCGATAAAAAGCAAACAGTAACAAAGACTGGCGAAGAAATAGCCGCGGACGTCATTAAAAAAGCCGGATTGGTGGTGATGAGTGATTGAATGTGATGGAATTGTTTGTCACTCTGGCAATCAAAGACACCGCATATAAGCAGGGGCTGAAAGACGCAGAAGGTAACGCCAGCTCGTCCACATCAAAAATTGGCGGGGCATTTAAAGCGGTCGGGAAAGTAGCTAAAACAGCTATGGTGGCCGGCTCTGCTGCCGCCGTTGCATTTACAAAAACATCAATAGATGCCGGAATGAATTTTGATACTGCAATGTCTCAGGTAGCAGCTACTATGGGAACAACCGTAGACAAAATAGGGAACGTCAAAGCCAAGGCTGAGGAAATGGGGCGCACAACAAAGTACACCGCAACGGAAGCGGCGGAAGGAATGAATATCCTTGCTCAGGCTGGCTTGTCGGCGGATGAGCAGATTAGCGGTATCGGAACGGTACTTAACCTTGCCTCTGCCGGTGCTATGAGTCTGGAAGAATCGGCATCATATACTGCCGGAGCTGTAAAAGGCTTTGGTGACTCGATGAGTAACGCATCTTACTATGCCGATTTGATGGCAAAGGGTGCTACTCTTGCTAATACGGACGTAAGAGGCCTTGGAGAGGCTTTTTCCGGTTCTGCTGCCACAGCGAAAAACTACGGTCAAGCGGCGGACAGTGTCACGCTTTCCTTGCTTCGCTTGGCAGAGCAGAACGTGACAGGCTCCGAGGCATCTACGGCATTAAATAGGGCAATGGCGGACTTATATACTCCGACTGATGATGCATCAAAAGCTTTAGATCAGTTAAAGGTATCCGCCTACAAAACAAACGGCGAGGCAAAAGATTTTAACGACCTCGTAGACGAGCTTAATGGCTCTTTGCAGGGTATGACAGCGGAACAAAAAAACAATGCTCTTGCAACGATTTTTACAACGCAAGGCTTACAGGCGTTTAATAAAATGACCGCATCGAGTGATGCGACTGTGCAAAAATTTTGGAAAGGAATACAGGATTCTTCCGGCTCCGCAGCACAACAGGCGGCTACGCAGTTAGATAATTTGCAGGGCGACATAACCTTGCTATCTAGCGCCACAGAAGGCCTGCAACTTGCTTTTTATAATACCTTTTCGGGTACTATCCGTGGTGCCATCAAAGGTATAACAAGCGAGGTTAGTGGATTAGCTGAGGCGATGGAATCTGGCGGCATAAGCGGCGCCCTTTCCAAACTGGCGCAAGATGCGATTAATTTTAGCGGCCAGTTGCCGGGGCTGACAAAAATCGGCGGCGACCTCATAAACGGTTTAATTTCAAGCGTTACTCAAAATTCTGGCAGTATTACAACTGCTGTCAGCCAACTGTTAAATAATCTTGCCTCTACGATTTCCACAGGGCTAAATGTATTTACATCGGTCGGAGTTAATTTGCTGACGACTATCGCTAACGGCATGACTCAGGGCATCCCGACCTTTTTGGGGCAGGCGTTGCCGATGCTGACACAATTTACAGAGTCATTGAGGAGCAACGCAGGCAAATTGATAAATGCAGGCCTGACACTTATCCAGAATATTGCTCAAGGGCTGATTAATTCTATTCCTGTATTGATTGCATATGTACCTACAATCATAACGAATTTGGCTGGCATTATTAACGATAATGCGCCAAAAATCCTTGCAACAGGAGTAACGATCATAACAAATTTAGCGATTGGCTTAGTTCGCGCGATTCCATTATTAATTGCTAATTTACCGAAGATTATCACAGCAATCGTAAGTGTATTTACAGCGTTTAACTGGTTTTCACTTGGTAAAAACATTGTTACTGGCATAATAAAAGGGGTCAAAAATCTCCCATCGCTCTTAAAGACTGCTGCTAAAAATGCCGTAAACGGATTCAAAGGGGCGTTTAGGGGCAACGGCATATTATCCGCTGTTAAAGGGGCGTTTACTAAGATACCGTCAGCTGTAAAGAGCATCTTTACCAAGGCAGTATCCCTTGTAAAAAGCTTTCCTGGACGATTTAAGAGTGCCTTAAAGTTTAGCTGGTCTCTTCCACACCTGAACTTACCACATTTAAGTGTTTCCGGCGGAAAGGCCCCATTTGGTATTGGCGGAAAGGGATCTCTGCCATCATTCCACATTAGCTGGTATAAAAAGGCTATGGAAAGCCCATATGTATTTTCTGATGCCACCTTATTTGGAGCAGGAGAAGCGGGAGACGAAATGCTATACGGTCGTAGCAGGCTGATGAGTGACATTAGAGAGGCAACACGGGGAACAAAAAACGATGTAACTATTAATGTAACTGTAAACGGTGCAGATAACCCAGAAGAATGGGGAAGAAGGATGGCAAGTGAGCTTAGAAGGCAGGTGAAAATGGCATAATGGCAAAGAAAAAGAAAAAGTCTGCTGCTCCCAGCGGTCTGTCTATATCGAGAGACAATCTAAAATTTACAATATCTTGGAAGATACCGGCAAAAAAATATGAGGATGGGCAGTGGCTGTGGTACCGCCTACATACAAAAAATTCCGGTGCTTCCAAGTGGGATTGGACAAAATGGAAAGAAATAAATGTGGGGAAATCAGCAACTAAAAAAACAGTCGCGCTTGATGCAAAAAATTATTATCCTGCCTCATCAAAATTATTAAATGCGATAGAGTTTAAGGTAAAGGGCAAAACAAAAAGTGATAAAAAGCATACCTATACAGCCGCACATTCCACAAAGACATTTACCATTTATGCACCAAATGCCCCTTCCGTTTCTTATTCTCTTGATGATACTGGCGCAAATAAAGGTACATTTACTTGGAATACCTCATACGAGGCAAATGATGCAAGGCATTTTGCAAGGACGCAGGTACAGACCGCATTAATGACAAACTATAAGGGCGCCATTGCAAACGCTCGCTTTACCAATGCATCCTATACGGGAGCGTCTGGCACATGGGCGATAACAGAGGATGGTTCCCCGACACAAAACAAGACATTTTGCCGTATTGTAAGGGCAAAATCGAGAGGGTGTGCCGGAGATTCCGGTTGGAGCTATGCATACCATTATTACAGCATCCCAGAGCGTCCAAATATACAGAGTACAGGGAGCAAAGAGATAGGCTCCTCTAGCCGCTATGTATGGGCAAACTGGGTGCAGGCATCGTCGCGGGACCGCCCTGTGGATTCCATGGAGCTACAATACGCTATAGATACGCCAGAAAGCGGGGAGAGGTACACTGGCACGTCATGGAGTACGGGGGTAACTGTTGCGTACCATGATTATACAGTGTCAGCAGATTTTAACACAGACGATGGCATAGCAGAAGACCAGATCATGTGGACAAGGGTGCAAAGTACGCACGATAAAAAATATGCATACTCTGAGCCACGAGTAGCGGCGCGAGGGGCTTTGAAATCCCCGTCATTTGATACGGTATCGGCAACAGGAACAACACTTACCATCAATAGCATTGAGCGAAAGACAGAAGTTCCTGACGCCAAAACAGCAATCTGGATGAAAATAGACAACGAGGAAAAAGGCGTTATCGCGATCACTGACAAGGAGGGCACAATCACAGTTACGTGTCCGGACGTTTCCGGCGGCACTGAATACCAGATTGCCCTCAAGAATTTTACCGGAACTTCTACACCTCAAAACGGAGCATCTGGCATCACCTACAAACTTAGCCCCCTCATGCAGTCAGGGTGGATTTACTCAGAGGCAAGAAAAATTGCAGTCCCACCGAAAAATATAACTGCAATGGCGGTAGCATCTGATACCGTAGAATTAACATGGGATTGGTCATGGAAAAACGCAGATGCGGCTACTATATCATGGGCAGACCATGAGGACGCATGGATTAGTACGGACGCCCCAACTACTTATGACGTGGAGGACAGGGAAACAACGTGGCACATCGGGTCCCTGGAATCGGCAAAAACATATTATTTTCGCGTAAGATTGCGGGATACGTCCGGGGATGAGGAAGTGTTATCTCCTTGGTCCGATACGGTTTCCGTATCTCTAAGCGAGACCCCAACGACTCCTACGCTTGCAACAACAGAAAATTATCTTGCCATGGACGATATAGTTATTTGCAGTGTCGGCTACACCGGAAACAGCAAAGCGAGCATAAAAATAGCAGAAGCGATTAACGATGAACCGGTCAAAGGTAACGATGGAAACGTTGTGGTTTTAATGATGTCTTCCGGCATGGAGACATTATCGGAAACGATTGAAAACATTAATAAAATCTATACTGCAAGTGGTCTTTTGAGCAATCTGTGGAATGTAGGAGAAATCCATTATTTAAAAGCAATGGTTACAGCACAGGGAGGCAAGGAAGGGGCATGGTCAGATTCTGTGGCTGTTGAAATTGTTGCAAAACCTGCGATAAACAGCGTGACAACAAATCTTGTTTCGGAATCAACTGCATATAATTCTGGCGATGTTACCACGGAAACGAGCGACCAGACAGTACCAGAATCATCGGAAGGTACAACAAATTATTTAGAGCAGCTACCATTAACAATAGTCCCTTCCTTCGGGGATTCTGCTGGCACAGCAAAAGTAACGATTGTCAGGGACGAGGATTATTATATTCTGCGCCCGGACGGATTAAAGGAACAACATTTTGCCAATGAAATTATTGCTAGTTTTACTGGCAACGAAACAGACAGCTACGCTATTGGCTTAAGCGACCTGATCGGGCAGATGGATGACGGTGCAAGGTACAGCATACAGATTGCATTTACAGATATTTATGACCATGTGGCAGAAAAAAAGATACCGTTTGTTGTACGGTGGAAACATCAGCCGGAAGTACCAACGGCCACTGTAAATACGATTGCAGACAACAAAACAGCGAGTATTGTCGTTGCTAAACCAACTACATATGCTGATGGGGATACATTTGACCTATACCGGATGAGTGTAGACAGAGCGGAATTGATTCTGGAAAATGGGGTTTATGGCCAGAAATATGTTGACCCGTACCCGGCGTTAAATGAGTACGGCGGCATACTGGTTGTAAATAAAACCGCCAACGGTGACTATATAACGTCAGATAGTTCGTTTGCATGGTTATATAGCGATTTTTCCATCGAATATAAAAAGGCAATCATTGATTTTGACGGTGAATCTATCGAAATCCAGTATAACATTGACTGTGATAATTCGTGGGATAAAGATTTTGAGAGGACGGTATACCTTGGGGGCTCTGTGCAAGGCGATTGGAACCCAGCAGTCACTCGTGATTTAAAAATTGATGCAGTAAGTATCTCACTAACAGAACCAACGATGATTGAGCAAATGAGGCGGCTCGCAACGTATCCCGGAATATGCCACGTTAGGACACCGGACGGCTCGTCATTTTCCTGTGATATACAGGTGTCGGAGAAAAAAGACCACGATAACAAAATGCGGACAGATTTCTCACTAACGATTAAAAAAGTGGATTCGGAAGAACTGGATGCTGTGACGGAAGAGCAGTGGAGTGCAGAGCATCCTAGCGAGGTGATGTGATGGATTGGAGCAAAGGATTTTCAGCAAGATATATTTTGACGACAGTTGACCCCAAGACGTGGACAGACCAGCAAGAATTTGAATTTACTGAGGGCAGTATTGACCGAGACAGCACGTCAGATTTAAGAGAATCTGCCTCCGTCACAATGACAGAAAAGATAACAGACAATGAGTGCTGGGTCCGCATTTACCTACAGGCTATACAGGGAGGGTCAGGAGCAAAAGTAGCACTATTTACCGGCTTGACTGCCTTCCCGGAAAGAAAACTTGATGGTGTGAGAGAGACTTACAACATTGACTGCTATTCTGTTCTCAAGCCGGCAGATGATGTAATTCTGCCGCGTGGTTATTATGCACCAGCCGGTAGCGGAGCAAAACAGATTAAAAATCTGCTTAATGATTGCATTCCTGCCCCCGTATATGTCGAGGGAACATCCCCGATTACTACAGAGAATATTGTTGCAGAAGATGGAGAAACAAGGCTCACGATGACGTTACACATATTAGATGCTATTGGATGGAGAATACGAATACTTGGTGATGGAAGTATTGTTATCTGTGCAAATGATAATAATAGCAGTCTTACAGTGGGAATCAACGCAAATGACATCGTGGAGTGCGACGTAACAGACACATTTAATTGGTACGATACACCAAATTGTTTCATGGCGATACACGATGATTACGGAGCGGCTATTGCAAGGGATGATAGTCCAGATAGCTTTTTATCAACGGTAAATCGTGGTAGGGAAGTGTGGAAATCAGAAACAGGCGTCGAATTATCCTCTGGGGAAAACATAGCGGCATACGCCGTTAGAAAACTAAAAGAATTGCAGAATCCTGCCAGAACGATACAGTACAGCCGGCGATTTTTCGAGGACGTTCTTTTAGGAGATGTGGTCTTTCTAAATTATCCGAGACATGGCCTTACTGGAAAATTCAGAATAACATCACAAACCTTGTCGCTTGAACATGGATGCCGGACAAAGGAAGAGGTAGAGAGCATTGAATGATTTCATAAAAGAGATTGCCTCGGCAATGAAAGAAAGCAAAACAAAGCCTTACGACACGGTTGCAAAAGTCCTTCGGGTTGACGAAAAAACAGCATATGTCCACATTGACGGTGGAGCAGATGAAACCCCCGCACAGATGGCGATTAATTGTAAGACAGGTGACACAGTAAAAATCCGTGTCAGCGGCGGAAAAGCATGGTTAACAGGAAACATTACAGCACCACCTACGGATGACTCTGTTGCAATTAAAGCGAATAAGACAGCTACTAAGGTAAAGAAATCCTACGAGAACTTTAAAGATATTACTGAGGAAAACTTTAGCAGTCAGGAAGACAAGATAGCAGAGGCTGCTAAAGTTGCAACCAACTTCATGAAATATATCGAAGGACTTGGATTAGTTGTCGGTGATATGCGAGGAAATACGCTTGGACAGAACGCGTTACTTGACGCAAATGGAATGTGCGTGCGCAACAATAACAGCGAAATTGTACGATTTGGAATTACAGATATTAAAGTAGTGAATGAAGACGGAGACCCTGTTTATAGTGGCGCTGGCTCGGTCGTAAAGTCACAAAACAACATTGTTGTATCAACACAGCAAACAAAAGATGCAGGTAATACTAATGCCGGTGGTAAGGCTGCGCTTGAATTATATTATGATAGTGCAAAAGATAATATGAGTCTCTCGTTATCTGTAAAAAGTGGAACATCCTATACTGATTTGTACGAAAGCATTGGAAATGGGATATATGCTGATAACTCTAATACAAAGATTGTGTCTTCGGACGTAATAAAGTTGGATGCAGGGAGAATATATTTATCCACCTATTTAGGGACTTGGAGACCATATTTTTGCGCTGGCGATTCGATCAGTGCAACTTTTGGTACTGCTGGATATATTACGACTTCCGGCAAGGATGTCATTTTTATAATTCCATTATCAAAACCAATAATTGGGAACCCGACGGTAACAGTAACAAGTGTGGAAGGGCTTATGGTCCGACAAAATAATAAGTATTTGTATGGTGGCTCGTCAACAAAATATGTCAAACCTAGCAAATATGCTGTACACTCAACGCTTAGTGGAGGCTGCATCCATGTACTTGCAACAATGCCAAATACTACAGATGTTACAAACAATAGTCCTTGCGGCATCTATGCTAATATTAAGATAACATTCTCATAGGAGGAATAAAATTGGCTTTAAAAAAAGAAATCCGTCAAAGCGATGGCGTAGTTACTAATTATCACAGAATATTATATATCCAATCTACAATCAACAGTCATGATTCAATAGCTGTAGTATCTTATGTAGATGAGATTGGTAGAGCTATGGAAAGCAACGGTGACAGACCGTACAGAGCCGCTGTTACATATGAGAAAGAGTATGAAGAGAATATGACTATTGAAGATGCTTATAAGTATCTCAAAACACTTCCAGATTACGAAGATGCAGAGGATATCTGATACAATTTATGCATAAGGAGGCGAAAGCATGATAGCTAGTGGGACAATAATTATTGACGGGCAGACATACCACAAAGGAGATGTTATACACGATTTAGGCGGCTGGGATTGCATAGATACGGACGGAAGTAAGCGATATTATTGGGGTAAGTCTTCTGAGGTGGACAAATTACCTCATTATGTTGCAAGTGGTTCAACGGCGTTATGTGTAGACACAGGGGAATTATATGGCTTTTATGCCCCTGATAGCAAGTGGTTTTTACTTTAGGGAGGTGTAGGACATGAGAAAAAGTGGTTTAACGGGAGATGAGGCGTATGCACTCTCAAAACATAGGAAAACAACAGAAGACCTTGGCCCCTAAAGAAAGAACTTAGTTTGCTAAAGGAAGATACTGCTGTGCTGCAGAAGCGCCAGAATGTGCTTGTTGGCAGTGAGACAGGAAACCCGGTAAGCTGTGATGATGCTTTTGCTGCACCGCTGTGCGGTCTGACCGTATACGGCAAGAGCACGCAGGACGGCACACCCAGCCCGGATGCACCTGTGCCTATTGTGAGCGCTGGTGACGGCGGGAGCGTGGCGGTGAAGGTGACGGGGAAGAATTGGATGCCGCCCAACCTAAGAACAGGTAACTTTGTCGAGTGCTCTGTCAAGAAAAACACACAGATAACTGTAGTATTCAAAGGCGATATTGTTTCGCAAGGCGGAAACATCTTATTCGTTGGCGAAAACAATGAACAGATGTGGGTTGGTATTGATAAGGGTAGTGTTAGAAAAGATATTGTGCTTAAAGCGAACGCGACAAAGTTCCAGTATTTGTTAGAAGATATGGCCAGTGAAAACGTGTGCATGACATGGAACGCATCATCTCCCGATTATGAACCCTACCGTGAACAACTCCTCACCCTGCCCACCCCCAACGGCTTACCAGGCATCCCTGTAGCCTCTGGCGGCAACTACACTGACCAAAACGGCCAGCAATGGATTTGCGACGAGGTAGACTTGGAGAGAGGGGTGAAGGTGCAGAGGGTAAAGAGTGTCGACATATCCTCGCTGGACAAATCTTTTTGGGTATTTCGTAATGACATTGACGCTAATGTATCTGCGACGAGATATTCAAACAAAGCGGTCATAATAGATTTCAGAGCTAGCGCACCTGCTATGAGTAACATACTCCCAGCGGGCGTAGGCAATGATGTAAATACATTTAGGCTTGTGGCTACTCCCCTATATTTATATCAATTCAATCTGGACTCTTCTAAATTTCCTACCGTTGAATCATGGGTTGAATACTTGGAAGCTAATACTGTGCTCATTATATATGCTCCCGCCACTCCCATCGAAACTCCGCTCACCCCTGCCGAAATTGCCGCCTACAAAGCCATCACCGCTTATGCACCCGACACCGTGGTGCAAGCGAGTGACGGCGCAGGCATCAAGCTGGACTACCAGCGGGACGTAAATCTCGTCGTCAAAAATCTTGAGGACGCCATTGCGTCCATGACTACCACTTAAAGGAGGTATACATTATGGCTATCAAAAGTAAAGCACGACACGACCTGACATTGCGCAGCATCAAGCGCGAAATTACTGCAGGCAGAGATGTGGCCTATTGGCTTGACAAGGCTTACAGTCATCTGGACAATGGATTGCTGACTGAAGAGGACATTGCCGAGGTGGAAGCCTTGGCACAGGCGTATTATGATGCGCTGGATGCCGAGGATAGCAAAGAAGAGGCCACAGATGATACAGAGACAGTCAGCTAAAGAGGACTTTTAATTAATTTATAAAAACAAAA